GGACCCGTACCCGGCCCAGCGCGCCTACCCTGACGCGATGCCGGTCTAAGGGGCTGAAACGTGAGCAAAGCCCGCACTGACGCACAAGGCCGACGCTTCGACGCTGAAGGCCGCCGCGTCTACGACAAGGCTGGGAAAAACACCTGGGTGGAAGCTATCCACCCGGGTGTCTACCCCGCCAACCACTTCCGCCCGGTGGGCTCGAAGTTCCAGCTCGCCGAAGGCCACGGCATCGTCGACTGGATGGCTGTTGTCGAAGACGAAGCTCCCCGCAAGGCCGCCCGGGCAAAGCCCGTGCTGGTCGCTGCGGCTACCTTCCCCGCCGAAGTGGAACAGGCCCTGGCCGAAGCCGCTGAAGCTGGCGAAGAGCAGGCCGACCTGGTCTAGGCCAGAGATAGCCCCCTCCCCGTAGGGGTTCCGAGCCGGGGGCCCAACAGCCCCCGGCTCTTTTCTTTGAGGTGATCCTTTGACGACCGCAGTTGCCATCGCAAACCTGGCCCTGTCGCACCTCGGCGACGACGCCACCGTCGCAAACCTCGATCCCCCGGAGGGCAGCGCGCAGGCCGAGCAGGCCGCCCTGTTCTATCCCATCGCGCGCGACGCGCTGACCGAGATGTATCCCTGGAACTTTGCGCTGCGCCGCGTGGCATTGGCGCTGCTCGACGAAGAGCCCAACACGCAGTGGGCCTACGCCTACGCGCTGCCGTCGAATGTGCTCGGCGTGTTCGCCGTCCAGGGCCCCGAAGACACCGACGATTTCGTGGGCACCGCCTACGGCCCGCTGGCCACTGTGAACGGGATCAACGACTTCGAGATCGAGGGCCTCTCCGACAACACCCGCGTGCTCTACACCAACGTGGCCGACGCGCGCATCCGCTACACCGCTGCGGTGACGATCCCCAGCTTCTTCCCGCCGCTCTTCACCGTGGCTCTCTCCTACTTCCTGGCCAGCTTCCTCGCTGGCCCGGTGCTCAAGGGCGAGACAGGCCGCACGGTTGCGGCCCAGATGCTCCAGACGATGGGCGTCTACCTCAACCAGGCCCAGATCAAAGACGCCAAGCAGCGGCGCGCCAGTCGCGTGCGCGACGCGCATATCGCCCCCTGGGTGGGTGCACGCTGATGGGTGCCACCACGCGCACCAACTTCCGCTCGATGGCCGGGGGCGAGATCACGCCCGAAATGTACGGCCGCATCGACGACGTCCGCTACCAGACCGGGCTCGCCCTTTGCCGGAACTTCGTCACCCTGCCCCACGGGCCCGCGCAGAACCGCGCAGGCTTCGAGTTCGTGCGCGAGGTGAAGGACAGCACCAAGAAGACCCGCCTGCTGCCCTTCACCTTCAGTGCCACCGACACGGTGGTGATCGAGTTCGGTGCGGGATATTTCCGTTTCCACAGCCTGGGAGGCACTGTCCTCTCGGCTGGCGTGCCCTACGAGATCGCCAACAGCTACGCAGAGGCGGACCTGTTCAAGGTCAAGTTCGTGCAGTCGGCCGACGTGCTGACGCTGGTACACCCCGACTACGTCGTGCAGGAGCTGCGCCGCTCTGGCGCGACGAGCTGGGCCCTGACCAACGCCACCACTGGCCCCGGCATCACCGCCCCCGCGGGCCTGGCCGTCACGCCGACCACGGCGGGGGCGAGCTTCCTGCGCAACGACGCCTACGTCGTGACCTCGATCAAGGATGGCGTCGAAAGCTCGGCGTCGGCGGCTGTCACGGCGACCAACAACCTGACCGCAGCCAACACCTACAACACAGTCAGCTGGACGGCGCGCACCGGGGCCACGGGCTACCGTGTCTACCGCCAAGCGGGGGGCCTATTTTACCTGATCGCCGTGCTCGACGGCAACGGCTCGGTCAGCGTGATCGACGACAACCTGCCTGCCAACGGCGGCATCACACCGCCCCAGGCCTCGGACCCCTTCGCCTCGGGCAACGACCCCGGAGCGGTGACCTACTTCGAGCAGCGCAAGGTGTTCGGCGGCTCGACGGCACAGCCCCAGAACATCTGGACGACGCGCACGGGGTCGGAGGTCGACTTCAACTTCTCGGTGCCGCCGCGCGACGACGACAGCATCCAGTTCGAGATCGCAGCGCGCGACTATAACCAGATCATCCACATCGTCCCCCTCCAAGACCTGATCGTCATGACCCAGGCGGGCGAATGGCGCGTGTTCTCTGGCAACACCGCCCTGACCCCGGGCAGCTTCGGTGTGCGGCCGCAGTCGTTCGTCGGAGCGGGCCACGCCACGCCTATCACCACCGGCTCGAACCTGATCTTCGCCGACACGGCGGGCCACGTCCGCGAGATGTCGTACCAGGACACCGCCGCCGGTTATCTGACCGGCGACCTGTCGCTGCGGGCCCCGCACCTGTTCGACACCTACGAGATCGTCGACAGCGCCCAGACCAAGTCGCCCTACCCGATCCTCTGGTTTGTCAGCTCGAGCGGCAAGCTGCTGGGCCTGACCTACATCCCGGAGCAGCAGGTCGCTGGCTGGCACCAACACGACACGGCCGGTGTCTTCGAGAGCATCGCCTCGGTGCGAGAGGGCAGCGAGACGGCGCTCTACGCCATCATCCGCCGCGAGATCAACGGCAGCTCTGTGCGATACGTCGAGCGCATGCGCAGCAGGGCTTTCACCGAGGCGGCCGACGCCTTCTTCGTGGACGCAGGTGTCTACTACAGCGGCGCTGCCATCGACGAAGTGACGTCTGGGCTCTCGCACCTGAACGGCGAGACCGTGTCGATCCTGGCCGACGGCGCTGTCTGCCCGCAGCAGACGGTTTCAGCGGGCGGCCTGCCCGAGCCGCTGCCCGCCGAAGCCTCGACGATCATCATCGGCCTGCCCATCGAGGCTGACCTCCAGACCCTCCCCTTCGCCGTCGAGATGCCGGGCGCGGGGCAGGGCCGACCGAAGAACGTCAACGAGGTGTGGCTGCGCGTCTACCGCAGTTCCGGCGTGTTCGCGGGCCCGAGCTTCACCAGCCTGACCGAGTACAAGCAGCGCACCGCCGAGGTCTACGGCGCGCCGCCCAACCTGACCACCGACGAGATCGCCATCAAGATCGGGCCCCAGTGGCAGACCAACGGGCAAATCTGCATCCGCCAGTCCGACCCGCTGCCCCTGACCGTGCTGTCGATTTCCGCGGAGACCGTCATTGCCGGTTAAGGTGCGCTTCGCCCAGATCGGGGACGCTGACACCATCGAGCCGAACCTGCGAGGCCCCGACCGCGACGAGCTGGTCGCCGCCTCGGGGCCCGACGTGCTCGGCCAGCTGCGCGAGGCGGTCGAGATGTCGCGGGGCAGGCTGGGCCCGATGTCCTTTGTCGCGGAGCACCAAGGCGAGATCGTCGCGCTGTTCGGTTTCGTGCCAGCGGCAGCCCTGTCGGACACCGCCTACCCGTGGCTGGTCGGCACGCCCGGCCTGGGCCGCGTGCCCCGTATGTTAAACCGGCTTTCCCGCTCGTACTGTGCTGCCGTGCTGGCCGAATACCCCCTTCTGTTCAACCACGTCGACGCTCGTAACACGACGAGCATTTCCTGGCTGAAGAGACTGGGGTTCAGGATCGGCGAAGCCCAACCCTTCGGTGTCGAAGGCCTCCCCTTCCACCGCTTTGAGATGCGAGGCCCCCTTGTGTAACCCGATGGCGATTATGGCCATGCAGGCGACGGGCGCGGCGACCTCGGCCGTTGGTGCCTATGGCTCGGCCAAGTCTCAGAAGAGCGCGCTCGGCTTCCAAGCCCAGATGGCCGACATGAACGCGCAGCTGGCAGAGCGCCGCGCGCAGATTTCCCTCGAGCAGGGAGCCTATCAGGCACAAGAGATCGAGCGCGGCGGTGCTCGGCAGAAGGGCACGCAGCGCGCAGAGATGGGGGCGAGCGGCATCGCCCTCGGCAGCACCACCGCCCAAGCCATCATGAACGGCACCGACCTGGTCACCGCCGAGGACGCGCGGCAGGCGCGGGTCAACGCCGTGCGAGAGGCCTTCGGCCACCGCACAGACGCCACCAACAAGCGCAACGAGGGCGTTGCCGCCCGGGCCAACGCCCGCGGCATCAACCCGATGGGCGTGGCGGCGACCAGCCTTCTCGGTAGCGCCACCAGCATGGCCACGAGCTACTACGGTATGAAGAAGGCGGGCGGCTGATGGCCAACCTGCGCATTGACGACACACGTCGCGTTGCCCCGGGCCAGGCCCAAGGCAGCCTCGCCGCCCCCGACGCTTCGCGGGGGGCGGACTTCGCTTCGCGCCAACTGCAGCAGACGGGCCAGGCCGTGTCGCAGGCCGGTAAGCTGGCCGCCGACATCTGGACGAAAGAGGCCGAGCAGGTCAACGAGGCCCGCGTCAACGACGCCCTGAACCAAGCGCAGGTCGCGGCGCAAGCAGGCCAGGCCGAGTGGGGCCCGCTCCAAGGTCTCAACGCTCTGGAAGTGGGCGAGAACAAACAGCCGGTCACCGACGTCTACGCTCCCCGTTTCGAGCAGCGGGTGGGCGAGATCGCCAACGAAATGAACCTGACGCAGGTGCAGCGCGAACGCTACGCCGCCCGGGTCCAACCCCTGACGACACGCTACCGCGGCGCGCTGGACACACACTTCGCCACGCAGGGCGGCGTCTACAAAGGGCAGGTCTACGACAGCGGTGTCGCCACCTGGTCCGAAGCGATCCGCATTAACTGGGACAACCCCGACGTGGTCGCCGACAGCATCACGCAGCTGCGTTTGCTGACCGACGCTCGCTCCCGGGACTTGGGTCTGCCCGCCGCCGCCGCCGCCATCGCCGAGCGCAACAACGTCGGTGGAGCCCTTCTCGTCGTCGTCAAAGACCTAGCCGATGAAGACGTCGTCGCGGCCGAGGCCTTCTTCACCACCCACGAAGACAGCATGACCGCCGCCCAGCGCGACGAAGCGCGCACGGTGCTGGTGCCCGCGCGCGAAGCGCGCACGGCCAACACGGTCGCCGACATGTTTGCCCCCCAACTGGGGAACGTGGTCGCCGCCCCCGGCGGCGCGTCCAACTACGAACAGTCGATAGCTTCCGTCTGGGCGTCTGAAGGCTCGGCCTTGGTGGCGGAAGACAACGGTGCGGGACGGGCTCGCTACGGCATCACGGAACGCTCGCACCCTGAAGCCTGGGCCGACGGCGACGTCACCCGCGAAGAAGCCGACGCCATCTATCGCCGGGACTATTGGGACTACATCGGAGGGGACGACTTGCCCGCGGGCCTTGCGCACATCGCGATGGACGCCGCGGTTAACCAAGGCAGGGGTGCCGCCCGGGAGATGTTGGCCCAGGCCGACGGGGATGTGGCCAAGTTCGCCGATCTGCGGCGGGCCCGCTACCGCGCCACTGCCGCTAACGACCCCGACGGCTCGAGCGCCCAGTTCTTGGACGCCTGGCTCGCCCGGGCCGACAAGGTCGAGATGGAAGCCCTCGGCCAAACGCCAGCGGGTTCCAACCGCGCACCCACCATGACGGTCACACAGGCCGTCGCTGCCGCCCGGGCCGAGCTTGGGCCAGGCGCACCTCCGTCGTTGGTTCGGCAGACGGAAGCCGAGGTCCGCCGTCGCTACACCGAGTTCAATCAGGCAGAAGCCGAGGGTTTCGAGGCCGCGCTGACCGAGGCCTACCAGTTCATCGAGACCAACAAGGCTATGCCGGGGGCGTCGGTTATCTCGCGCCTGAAGCCGGGCGTCCTCCAGACGGTGCGCAACTATTTCGAGGCCGTGACCGCTCCTCCGGTGGTGCGTACCGACCCCGATCTGGAGCTGGCCCTGGCGTCCGACCTCTCGTGGCTCGACATGACGCACGAAGAGTTCATAGCCCAGTACGGGGCCCGCCTGTCGGCCAGCGACCGGATCCAGTACGCCTCGCAGCTGACCAACGCCGCCACGACAGCAGGCAACCAGGTTCGCGAGCAAGCGCAGAGCGCGAGGGTCGTCCCCGCGCAGATCTTCGGGCAAGCAGTCAACGACAACCTCGACCTGCGGGGTGTCGACCGTACCGACCTGCCCGACGGCGACAGGCAAGAGCGCGCCCTGTTCATCTCGTCGCTGCGGTCGGCCGTTCTGCAGGCGCAGATCACGAAGGGGGCTCAACTCACCGAACCGGAAATCCGCACCCTGGTCGCCGCGCGCGTGCAAGCCCTGACCTGGGAGCGCCCGGGGGGCCTCTTCGGGGGCAGGCCTGCCAATGTCGTGGCCGTCGGATACGACGAAATGAACTCGGACAGTGCGCAGGCCGCACGGACACGCCTCCGCGGATACGGGAACAACAACCCCACCGAAGCCCAGATCTACGAGAACTATCTCCTATACACCGTCAACGGGGTGCGGTAGCACATGGCCATGCAAGAGACCGACAACGTCGAGGCCACCCGCCGCAGGCTGATGGAGGCGTTGCGCACAGGCGTGCCGCAGAACCCCGATCAGCTGGCGCAGGACCGGGCCGCCGCCGCCGAGCGCGGTGTGTCGGTGCAGACGCTCCGTGCGGCCCGCGAACAGGGTCTCCCTATCCCGAACCAGAACTGGCATGCGTTGCCGGTCACGGCCCCGCGCACGACCAACTTCCTGTCCGACCCGGCCAACGCTGCCGTCGCCCACGACGACGTCGAGACCCTGGCCCGCATTGAGCGGAACATGCGGGAATACGGCCCCAACGCCTTCTCGGGCCCGATGCAACCGGCACAGGGCGACAACGACATTCTCGGCTGGATGCGCGGTATCGGTACGTCCTTCACCGAAGGCTTCGCCCTGAGCCGAACGGGCCTGCAGCGGCAGCTTAACGACTACCTCGTGGGTGCGGGCATTATCGACGCCCCCGCGACGGACCAGTATGGACGCGACCAGTACGACTGGCGCACCCGGCAGGCGCAGGGGCAGATGGCCCTCGCTCGCCCCGAGATCGAAAACGACCTCGCCCGCGGCGTGTACGGGGGCCTCGAGAGCACGGCACGCGCCGCCCCGGGCCTGGCCCTCTCCATCCTTCTGCGCAACCCCACACCGTCCCTCGTCGCCACGGGGATACAGACCGAGGGCGAAGCCTACGCCAAATACCGCGAGCGCGGAGGGGATGCCGCCGAAGCCACGGTAGGTGCCGGTGGCGAAGCCGCCGTCGAAGTCCTCACTGAAATGATCCCGATGGGCTTCCTTGTCAAAAACTTCGGGAAGAAGGGGGCCCTCGCCTTCGTGGGTGGCGTGCTCGCCCGGGAAGTCCCCGGCGAACTGGCGGCCACGATGGCCCAGGACGCCATCGACACGGCTATCGCCAACCCCGACAAGACCTGGTCGGAATACTGGACAGAACGGCCCGACGCCCTTGCGCAGACCGCCATCGCTACGGTCACGCAGAGCTTGCTGATGGGTGGCGCGAACGCCGCCATCGGAGCCCTGGCCGACCGCGGCGCGAGCGCCCAGGCACAGAGCCAGAGGGCCGAGAGCGGCGCTCGCATGGTCGAGCAGCTCGGCGTCCTGGCTGCTGCCTCCAAGCTCAACGCCCGTGAAGCGCAGACCTTCCAGCAGTTCGTCGACATGGCCGCCGAAGATGGCGACGTGACCGACATCTACATCGCCACCGAGACCCTCTTCCAGTCGGCCAACGAGACCGACCTCGACCTCGACGCCCTCGCCGCCGCCGTCCCCCACGTCGCCGAGCAAATCCGCTCCGGTGCTTCCGACATCCGCATGACGGTCGGCGAATACACCGCCCACGTCGCAGGTACGCAGGCCAACGCCGCCCTCCTCGACCACCTGCGCACGGACCCCCTGGGGATGAGCCGCGCCGACGCCAAGGAGCAGCTGGCCAACCTCGACGCCACCATCCAACAGGACTTCGACACGGCCTTCGAGCGGTCTGCAGAGACCGAGGCGGCTATGGCCTCGCGTGATGTCGTCGCCGGTCAGATCGCGGCGAAGCTCAACACCACCGGCCGCTTCACCTCCGACGTCAACCAACGCTACGGGATGATCGTCGCCAACTTCTACTCCACCCTCGGCGCGCGGCGCGGTATGTCGGCAGAGCAGATGGCAGAGCTTCTGCCTCTGGCCTTCGACGCAGAGCTTCCCGGCACGAACCAGGACAACACGCTCGCCCAGGAAGAGAGCGTCGACCTGATCCACTTCAGCAACACGGCCGGGGTTATGGCCTCGGACCCCACGCAGTGGGGGGCCTCACGCGCGACGCAGAACAGCGAGCGCGAGCGCCGCAACGCTGGCGCGCCGGGCCGGACCTATTTCGGGGTGCAAGGTGTTTATCAAGGGGAGCCGCAGACGGGCATCCGAAGTCGGCCGTTCCGCTACAAAGCCCGCATCCCCGCCTCCAAGCTCTATGACTTCGACAAAGACCCGCAGGGCCTGAAGCCCACCGAGGGCACGCCGATGGAAATCGCGACCGCCTACGAGAAGGCGATCCAGGCGGCGGGCTTCAGCGGCTACCGCAGCGACGCCATGATCCCCGGCGCTGTGGCCCTGTTCGATGCTATCGGCATGGAGCAGGAGGGGCCTGTCCGCACCGTGCAGGATGCGCAGCGACTAGATGCGCGCATGCGAGAGCTGGCGCAGCAGGATCGTCTGGCGCGGCTCGCCGCGAGCACCGACCCTGAAGAGAACATCCCGACCCGCCCCGCCGAAGACTTCCGCGAGCAGGCCCTCTCCGAGCTGTTCGGCTCGAGCTACGCCCAGACGGGCGTGCCGCTCCTCGACAACCCCCTGCCGGTCGAAGGCAAACTCACGATCAACGCCGTCGCCAAGGCGCTGACCGATCACCACATGGCGACGGAGGGGCGCAAGCTCTACCCCGAGAACGACGAGGCCGACTACGCCCGCGTCCGCGACGCCTTCATCGCCGAGGTCAGAGCGCAACTCTTGCAGCCGAACTCTGGCGTCGGCTGGTACTCTGCCGACGTGCAGAAGGCCGTCGAGATGGCGGGCCGGGTCTATCCGAAGCTGATCACGGAACCGCCGCACAGGTCGCTTTACCTGACCTTCGCCGGGTTCTTCTCCAGCGGCCTGGACCCAGACCAAGCTTTCATGTTGGCGTCCGAGGCATACGAGGCTTACCTCGCCACCGGCGTCATCCCGGCCAGCCGCGAGGCCGCGTGGATCGCCCGGGGTCTCCCGGTGCAGATGACCACCTTCAAGTCCAACAAGACAGGGGAGATGGTCACCCAGCCCAAGGGTTGGGGGCCTCGCAACCCCGACAACAACAAGATGCTCGCCATCGTGGCACACCTCGTCGAGCGCGAGGGGAGCCTTCAGGCGGCGATGGACTGGTTCATCACGCCGCAGTCGCGCACCGACATCAACGCGGCGATGCTCGACAGCGGCATATACAAGGCTGGGCGCTACACGACGAAGGCCGAGATCGCGGGGCCAGACAAGCCCGGCTACCTCGTCTTCGGCCTGAAGCTCGGCCCATACACGATGGGCCTCCAGGGCTACGACATCGACCCTGAAGACGTGACCGTCGATCTGTGGTACATTCGCACCTATCGCCGCCACATCGGCCGCCTGTTTGAGGGCCCCATCGACCCGAAGACCGGCATCGTGCAGCAGCCTAGTGAAAAGGATGACGGCGTTGACCGGAGGGCGATTGTCCGTTTGACAAGCGACCTGGTGGAGGAGTTCAATCTTCCGACGGGCGACGTTCAGGCTCTGCTGTGGTTTTTTGAAAAGCGGCTCTGGGCCGCGCAAGGGATACGGACAAATGAAGGCACCAACTCAAGCGGAGCAGCCAAGCTCCTCCGATCCAAAGGCATCGACCCCGATGACGGAGACGGAGGCCGTGTCCCGGCTAATCGCGCTTTCCCGGCGGATGGCGGCACGTTCAACCAAGGCCCAGCCCCCCGCACCGTAGACGCCTATTTCTCCCCGGAGAACATTGGCTCGATCCTCGAGAAGGACGACTGGGCCATCCTGACGGCTGCCAACCCGCAGGGCCAAAACGCATCGGCGGCGCAGAACGAAGCGGCGAACGCCAAACTGGCCGCCGACCTCGAAGCTGCTGGCTATGACTTCCAACCTTCGGTCGGCCGCTACGGCCAGCTCGAGCCGGGCTTCACCGTCGTCGGTATCACCGAGAAGCAGGCCCGTGAACTGGGCGACAGGTACAACCAGCACAGCGTCCTCACCCACAAAGGGGTGATCTACCAGGACGGCCACATCGACGTGGCCGTGGGCATAACGCAATACGACACCAGGCCCGAGGACTACTTCACCGAAATCCCGGGCACGGGCGCTCTGTTCCAGTTGGACATACCGAACTGGCGACAGGGCGGGCCCCAGATGCCTGCCGTCGGCACGCCCGCCTTCAAGACTTGGTTCGGTAACAGCGTCGTCAAGAACGAGGCCGGTGATCCGCTGGTCGTTTACCACGGCACGCCCTACGACTTTAACTCGTTCCGGGGCGACGGCGTCCTCAACCTGTTCACACCCAACGCGGAGCACGCGAGCTTCTTCGCGCGCGGCGCTGGCTCGACCATGCCCGTCTACCTGTCGATCCAGAACCCGCTGGAGATCACGCAGCAGCAGCTCGAGGACCGGCTCACGGAAGAGCAGGCCGACGACGGCATGCTGCCCCGCGACCTGCTCGAGGAGATCGTGGCCGAGGCCGTGGCGGCGGGCAACGACGGTGTGATCGTTCGCGACTTCGCCGACCTCGAATACACCGAAGACCTCTTCATCCCGGTCCAACCGACCCAGATCAAGTCCACCCTCAACCGCGGCTTCTTCGACCCCCAGGGGCCGAACATCCTTTACCAGGCCGACCCCTTCTACTCGGCGCTCGAACGCGCTGTGGAGCAGGACGGCCCTGCGCTGGCCACCCCCGCAGAATGGAAGCGGTTCTTCGGTGAACCGGAGAGCGTCAAGCGCAGCGTCAAGCGCGGCCCCGACAACAAGCCCCTGCTGGACGCCGAGGGCAACCCGGTGATCGAGGAGCGGGTCATCCCCGGCAAGCTCCGCGCAGGCCTTCGCCAGGAAGAGCTGGACCTGACGGGCGTCAACGACTGGCTCGATTACATGGCCGCTATGGTCGAGGAGGCCGGGCCTCGCGTCGCTGAATACGCGGCCAACGGCTGGTCGTTCGACGCGCAGGGCAACCTTAGCCGCGAGGCCGTGCTGGCCTTCGTCAAGAAGGGCGGCGTGGAGTTGGAAGAGAATGTGCTGGGTAAACCCGGCCTGCCCTTTGACACCGAGGTCTACGTCATGGCCGTGGACGACGGCTGGCAGGTTCAGGACCAATACAGCACACCCCTGAGCCCGATGTTTGGGACGGAAGAGGAAGCGCAAGCTGCTTCAGACGCTCTCGCCGAAGAGCAGCAGCTGGCCGACAGTTTCCCGACCCAGTTCGACAGCTACTCCTTCGCCAAGGAGGCCGTTCCCGGCAGCTATCGCGAGTTCCTGCTGCGCATGCCCACGTTCAAGGGCAAGGCCTTCGACAGTGTCGAGGGCCACTTCGGTGGCTTCACCGACATCCTCGGCTTCGTGCAGCTCTCCGAGCACACCGACGCCGACGGCAAACGGACGATGTTCCTGAGCGCCGTGCAGTCGTCCCACCACCAGGCGGGCCGCGACAAGGGGTACAAGAGCGACGCCCTCCCCGCCCAGATCGCCGAAGCAGAGCAGGCTTTGGAGGACGCACGGAAGGCACGGATCGAGGCCGAGCGCGCTGTTCTCCCCATCGCCGAGCGGCTCATCAACGCGCGCCTGGACTTCTACGAAGCCAAGATGGCCGAGCTTGAGGCTGCTGGCGCTACGGAGTGGGTCGAGCAAGACATCCGCGACGTGGCCGAGCCGGAAGCCCGAAAGCTGTCGCAAGAATACCGGCGCGTCAGCAGGCAGCTAGAGCTTTACCAAAAGCTCCTGAACGACGTCGACCCCACCTCCGGTGAGCGCCGCAACCGCGAAGCCGTGCAGGCGGCCTTCGACGCCCCGTCGTGGGGGCCGAACGTCGACCTGCCCATGCCGACGACCGAAGAGCGGAACGCAAGCGGCCCGAGGCTCCGCGCTGTTCTTCGCATCAGCGAGGCCGAAAACGCGCTCGACGCGCTGCGGCGCGGCGTCGCCGACGCCCCTTGGAAGAAGAGCTGGGACGCTCTGCTGATGAAGCGGATGATCCGCTACGCCGTCGACAACGGCTTCGAGCAGATCGCCTGGATCAACGGCAACCAGCAGAACGGCGGCCAGACCGGGGGCGACGGCTCCTTCTTCTACGAGCGCAACCTGGTCAACACGACCAACGACATCATCAAGAAGTTCGGCACGCGGGTCGGGCCGGTGGATATGCGCGACCCGGAAAGGGTGGCTAGGATCGAAGCGGAACGCGGGCCGAGCCTGGAGACGCGCCGCGAGCTGCTGGCCGAGGCCGTTGCTGGCGGCGACCCCCAGCAAATCGCCCGGGCGCAGGAAAGGCTCGACGAGTTCATCGCCGGGGGCGAGCGCCTGTTGGCGGGGATCGCGCGGCCAGAAAGAAATCTGGGCATCCAGAACGGCTTCACCATCACGCCCGAGCTGCGCGACGCCGCCATGTCTGGCTTCGCCATGTTCCAGCAGAACCGCGGCCAGATCGCCTTCGGCAGGGACATAAGCCAGACCCCCTCGGTCATCAGCCTGCTGAAGACGGCCGACCTCTCCACCTTCCTGCACGAGACGGGCCACTTCTTCCTTGAGGCGACCCTCCACCTGGCAAACATGCCCGATGCAGACGCCGTGTCGGTCGCCGACGCCAACATCCTGATGCGCTGGTTCGCCCCCGACATGACGCTCGAGAAGTGGGCGGGCATGACGCTCGAGGAGAAGACCCCCTACCACGAACGCTTCGCCCGTGGCTTCGAGGCCTACCTCTTCGAGGGGAAGGCACCGAGCACCGAGATGAGGAGCCTCTTCCGCACCTTCTCCTCATGGCTGAAGAGCGTCTACAAGTCGCTGACCGACCTGAACGTCGAGCTGACGGACGACGTCCGCGGCGTCATGGACCGGATGCTCGCCTCGGAAGCGGAGATCGAAGACGCGCAGCAGGTCTGGGCCCTCTCCACTCTCTACGACCAGAAGCCCGAAGCCATGACCGAGGACGAGTGGGCACGCCTGCAAGCCCTCGGTCGAGACGCCACCGAGGAGGCTGTCGAACAGCTCGAGCGCCGTTCGGTGCGCGACCTGAAGTGGGCGTCTGGTGCCAAGTCCCGCGCCCTGCGGCAGCTGCAAGATGAGGCCGAGGAACTGCGCAAGGCGATCCGCGCCGAGGTGACCGCCGAGGTCATGGCAGAGCCCGTCAACCGCGCCCGCAACTTCCTGCGCCGCGGCCTGGACGAGAAAGGCGAGCCTGTCGAAGGTGCAGGCAAGCTGGACCTGGGGACGCTGAAGGCGCTCTACGGCGAAGAGCCCGCCCGGCCGACGGGGCCCGAGCGCCTCGTCACTCGGCCCCCAGAGGGTCCGCTCTGGACCAAGCTGCGCCGCGGCGGGAAGTATGGGGAGGTCGGCACAGACGGCCTGCACCCCGACATCGTCGCTGGCTGGTTCGGCTACCCGAGCGGCCAAGCCCTCATCGAAGACCTCGTCAACGCCGAGAACGCCGCCGAGAAGATCAAGGGCCTCACCGACCAGCGCATGCTCGAGCGGCACGGCGATCTCTCCGACCCCCAGTCCGTCGACAAGGCGGCCAACGAGGCGGTCGCCAACGAAGCGCGCGTCAAGTTCGTCGCCGCCGAGGAGGCCTACGCCGCCAAGGCCGTCGGTAAGAAGTCGCTGCTGGCAGAAGCCGCCAAGGCCATCGCCGACCGTGTCGTCGCGCGCCTGACCCTCAAGAACCTGAAACCGGCGCAGTACATCTCTGCCCAGATCAGGGCCTCGAGGGCTGCTCGCAAGGCCGCCGCCAAGGGCGACGGCGTCGGCGTGGCAACGGCCAAGCGCACCCAGCTGATCAACCTGCACACCGGCAGGGCGGTGTCTGCCGCCCGCAAGGAGGTCGAGAAAGACCTGCGCCTGTTTGCGAGGATCGTGACGGCCAAGGACGCGACCCTCGCCCGCAGCCGCAACATGGACCTGGTCAACGCCGCCCGCGCGATCCTGGCGAAGTACGGCGTCGGCCGCGTCAAGAACGACGTGGCTGGCTACATCAAGGCCGTGCAGACCTACGACCCCGAACTCTACGCCGACCTGGCCTCCGTCTTCGGAGACCTGGTCAACCCCGAGCGCCCCCTCAACGAGCTGACCTACGGCGAGTACGTCGCCATCCGTGACGCCGTCCGCCAGCTCTGGCAGCAATCCCGCCAGTCCAAGCTCATCGAGATCGACGGCCAGCAACGCAGCATCGAGAGCGTGGTCGGCGAGCTGAACGCACAGATGGACGAAATCCAGCCCGACGCCGACCTGTCCGCCCCCGAGACCACACCCTCCAAGAGCGACCGTCTGGGGCACGAGATACTCGGCGTGAGGGCCATGCTGCGCCGCGTCGAGACCTGGGCCCGCGGCGTCGACGTGCGGGTGCAGGGGCCCTTCATCCGCTACATCTGGAACCCCATCTCCGAGGCCTCCGACCGCTACCGCAGGGACAGCGCCGCCTACATGCGCCGCCTGAACGAGCTGATGGAGACGGTGCGCGGCGAGATGAAGCCCCGCGACATCGCCGCCCCCGAACTGGGCTTCGTCTTCAAGAGCAAGGCCGTCCTCTACCACGCCATGCTCCACACGGGGAACCTCTCCAACAAGACCAAGCTCCTGCTCGGCTGGAAGTGGGGCAAGAAGAACGAGGACGGCACCCTCGACGACACCCAGTGGCAGGCCTTCATGGATCGCATGCACCGGGAAGGCGTCATCACCGAGCGCGACTGGGCCTTTGTCCAGAGCGTCTGGGACTTGCTCGAGGAAACCAAGCCGGGAGCGCAGCGCGCTCACCACGCCATGTACGGCCGGTACTTCAACGAGATCACCGCCGACCCTGTCGTCACGCCCTTCGGCACGCTGCGCGGCGGCTACGTCCCCGCCCTCACCGAGAGCTACTTCGTGCAGGACGCCATGCTGCGGCAGGGCGAAGACGGCCTCGAGAGCAACTCTGCCTCGCAGATGTTCCCCTCGACCGGCAACGGCTTCACCAAGGGCCGCGAAGAAAACTACACCCAGCCCCTCTCTCTGGAGCTGGGCTTGCTGCCCGCCCACCTCGACAAGGTCGTCAAGTTCACGCACCTCGGCCCCGCAGTCCGCCAAGCCATGCGCCTGTTGAAGAACAGGAAGCTGGCCGCCAGGCTCAAGGCCTTCGACCCGACGGCACAGACCGACCTTCTCTTGCCTTGGCTGCAGCGCGCTGCCAAGCAGACGGTGGAAGCCCAGGGTATCGGCAACGGCGGCAAGTGGGTCGACAAAACCGCCCGCTACCTGCGCGGGACGGTGGGCATGCAGCTGATGTTCGCCAACGTGATCAACACGGCGCAGCAGCTCGTCGGCGGCCCCATCGCCGCATCTGTGCGGGTCAAGCCCTCCCGTCTGGGGCAGGCCCTCTGGCGCTTCATGCGCAACCCCTCCGAGGTCACCACCGCCGCGACAAACCTGTCTACGGCTCTGGCTGTCCGCATGGACAACCAGATCATGGAGACGCGCCAGAACATCAACGAGATCATCGACCTGGACCCCAACGCCCTGGGCTCCGCGCGCAGGTGGGCCATCCGCCACGGCTACTTCATGCAGTCGGCCGTGCAGAACATCATGGACCCGATCATCTGGACAGCCGCCTTCGACCAGGCGACGTCAGAGGGGCAGTCGACCGCCGACGCCGTCCGCTTTGCCGACAGCGTCCTGCGCGAAACGCAGGGGTCTTGGAACCCGGAAGACGTCTCTCGCCTCGAGACCGGCTCGCCCTTCGTGCGGATGTTCACGCAGTTCGGTGGCTGGGCCAACATGCTGGCCAACCTCAACGCCACGGAAACGCAGATCGTGGCGCGGGGCGTGGGTGTGGGCAAGGGCAAGGGCCGTCTCTTCTACGTCTACCTGATGGGCTTCGCCGCCCAGGCCCTCGTGGGCCAGGCCATCGCGGACTTGATGCGCGGCGGCTGGGACGACGACGAGGAGGACGGCTACCTGGACGAGGCTCTCAACTGGTTCTTCTCGAGCCAGCTCAAGCTCGGCCTCTCGTCGATCCCCATCGCGGGGCCCCTGGCCAACGTCGCCCTCGGCGGCTTCACGGAGGCCCGCTTCGACGACCGTCTCTCCGTGTCGCCGGTGCTGTCCGTGGTCGAAGGGGGCCTGCTCGCCCCGGCATCGGTCTACGACAGCGTCGTCAACGGCGAGAAGTTCAACCGCGCCGACGTCCGCAACGTGCTGACCCTGTTGGGCCTGGTGTCGGGGCTCCCTCTCGTCCCTCTCGCCAAGCCCCTCGGCTACGCCGCCGACGTGGCCAACGGGGACGTCGAGCCGACGGGCCCGCTGGACGCGGCGCGGGGAGCAACCACCGGCGCACCGTCGCCGGGCAGCAAAACGCAGTGACCTTTTCGGTATGTCTAAGGGCCGTTCCTGCTTCTAGGATCGCGCCCGTCCTTCGGAGCTTCTAATCTTGGCCATATCCTCGAGCACCCGCAAGGCCGGGCCGTTTCTCGGCAA